CAGCCGTCCGCCATTGCTGAGTGGGCTTCTGCGGCTAAAATGTCGCAAACCCTCTGGGCACACTCAGCTGGGGTCTTGGCGAATGCATACCACTGCTGTTTCGTCATGACCTCATCATGGAACGCGTACATATAACACGAGTACGCTAGTTTCTCAGGCATCTGGGAGATGTTGCGAGGGTCGCTCGGCTTGACAGCGGCCTCTTTCTTTACGAATGCCTTCACAACCTTCTTAACTGCCGGCCCGGTCACACCAGCTTCGTCAAGGATCGCCCTTTGGGAAGGGCGGTCCTGCCTCTCATGCACTGCATCATGATCGACAGGCACCCCAATATGCGGAAACGGAATGAGCCGCTCAGCAAACTCGACCATGTAACCGGCCAAGGTGGGGGGAACAGGCTGTTCTTTCTCGATAGCCTCGCCTTTCGAGTGGAACTGCTCAACGCGCCCTACAATGCATCGGTCGTCAGAAGCCAGACTCTGTGCATACGCGTAGGAGGGGCCAATCAACGGGCTCCCAAATCCCTTCAACGGAACAGGCGCATCGTAGTCGTGCTTTGCAAACCATATTGGCACAGACGACTCTGTTGCTGGATACTGGACAGGCGGGGTGTCCACAAAGCCACTTCGCAAATACCCGGCGAGAATGGCGGCGTGTCCAGGAGGCATCCTCTCCGTGGGCAGGCCAAGCGCATCTGAAGGCGCGATGTTCGACGCGACCATGGCGGGTGTAATTGGCACCTTCGCCGCAGTCTGCACCGCACGCACCGCATCGATCTGCGCTATTGGCAGCGTAACCGCAGTGTGCGCCCCTTGCGCCGCAACACTACGTTTGAGCCCGTCAGGAGTCATCACGTCAAGCACAACGTACTCCCCAAACACAGGTCTCAACCTCTCCAACGACCTTCCCTCAATCACCCAAGAGGTCGGAAGTATGGAGGGCATCTCGAAACGCCCGATTTGAGAGAGCATCACGAGGCTATGGTGAGGGTCCAGATACTTGCGGTCAAGATGATAACTGACCACGGTCTTCTTAAAGTATCCCACATCCTCAACCAAAAGAGTGTCCCCTTTGAAATCCCACACCTCATGTTCGTACTCAGCTCCACCGCTCACGCTGTATGAAGCCTTTCCCGAGGGAAGAAATCGGAACTTGTACTCTCCTTCACCGACAGCACACGCGGTGGGTTGGAACGTCGAAACCAGATACGTGCCAGGATGGCGCGCCAAAAGTTTCGGCATGTCAACATAGTGATCTACGTCAACAAGCACCGCTGCTTGCTCGGTACTATCGAAATGAAACTCGACCGGGGGCACAGCCAAGTCTTTCGCCCAATGAAACGAACGATCCCCATTTCGACCCTTACGCACGTCGCTCAACGACATTTGCACGTAGTATGGCTCAAGGCCCAGGGACTGGGCAGCCAACGCGGCAGTGGCACTTCCTGCGTTGCGGATGTTCGCGGAGCCCGGGTGCGTGTGGTCACCTGGTACTGCGCGGCTTCGAACGACTGGAGTATCGACGAAGACTTGCCTTTGCTGGCTCGAGCTCATAGAGCCAGACGTCAGAGTTCGCGACACCAATCGCGTGGTAAGCTCTGCACCGATGGGG